AGAGTGATTGATATAGCGGAGGAAAAGGATTTTACTGTAGAAATAGGATGGGGATCATCCTATCCGTATTTGGAATGTCAAATTCCCGGTGCGACTGGAGTAACACTCCCATACAGTAATGCTTTGTTAGCACCAGTTTTAGACAATTTTTGTAATGGATATTTATCAGTTCGTGTTCTTAACGAATTAACTGTACCGAACAGTACAGTTGATAATGACGTTCAAATTAATGTTTTTGTTTCAACTGGAGATGATTTCGAAGTATTTAATCCTACTGATGAAGGTTTGCGTGCCATGACGTATTTCCCAGATCCAACTTTGGAGGGTCAAGGTGAAATTACTTTTTTGGATCCGCAAGCAAGTGTTGAAGAGGTTACTGATCTCGACAATGCGCCAGAGGCTTCCAAACCTATGCAAGAAAATAACAATGAAGAAATGGCGGCGACATTGGATTTGCGTGATGGTATGAGTTCTATTTGCTTTGGCGAAAGAATAGTGTCTATGAGACAATGTCTCAAAAGATATCAATTGTCAACAGCATACTCCCTTTCAGGGAGTAGATCATTATTCAAGCGAGTCATTAACGACTTTTTTGGATATCGTGGGTATAGCCCCACAGGAATTCATTCCACATCTACAGCAGACCCATACAATTATTATTTTACGGATTTACTTCATTATTTGACACCAGCATACGTTGCGAGACGTGGTGCCATACGTAAAAAATTTTTGTACAATGGACAAGGGCAATCCAGCGGTGGGACACGAGTTGAGACAGATCAGATGTATATGTCTGTAACGCGTGTACCAACTGATCAATCGTATCAGGAGGGTTATGTAAGTCAACCTACCACAACAACGATAGAATCAGCACCGTATGATTTAATTCAAAATGAATCACCTTCATGGCCTGGGTCTCACGTCACTATTGTGAATGTGAATCCCGCTTTAGAAGTGGAATTCCCTTATCAACAGAACCGTCGTTTCTTGTTTGCCCGTTCAAATATAACTTCCGATACGGATGGGCAAGGAATGGAAGTGACAGCCAATGTTTTTAATGTATCAGGGTATGTGTCTATACGTGAATACACATCCGTGGGGGAAGATTTTCAACTATCTTTTTTCATGGGGGCCCCGATAATGTATTATCAATTGGCTAATCCAATACCTTAATGGTATAATTGACCTGCCGGAGCGCGTGCGTTCGTCAATAAAAGCCGGACTCTCATGAGGAGTATAAACTCATGGACAAATCCAAGCCAGTGGCGGCTTGGTGGGGTACCATATGGTGTCCTATGAGAATTATCGCAGTACGTTTGCGATCCCGCTTAGCGGTGTATAACTTTTAACTTTAACACTAGGTTTTACATCGCGGGATGCGATGGTTTTTACTAGTGCCACAAGTTTCAAGGATGTAGGTTCTCATGAATGTTCGTCTAGCCACTTTTGCTGAGTGGCCTGAGGAAGAG